AGTCCAACCCTCGGCTTGCTCGCCGTCGATAAGCCATCCGCCTACGCCATCGCTAGCCGCAACCGTCGTGTAGCGCATCCCCCCGTCGCTGTCGCGGAAGGTAAGCCAGGCGACTGTTCCACTGCCCTCAGCACGACGCTCGTCCTCGGCAATGCGTGCAGTCAAGAACTCAACGATGTCAGCCACGGGACGCCCCCCCTGCGTCGTGAGTTGCGCTCGAACCAGAAACGGGTACCGCCACGACGGATGGCCCCGCAAGCGCACCTCTCTACGTAATCGAACATGCCTACATACCCGTAGGTCTGCACCTTGCATCGGTGGAGCCAGAATGGGCGTGGAGCGTCGTACCACGGGATCCCATCGAGGTGATACGGGGCGTCCTTCTGAAGTTCGCGTTTGATCCACTCAATGTCGCTCGGATCCGTGATCGGGGCGACTTCCCTGAGCCAGTCGGGGTCTTCGGCTATTTGAATGAACTGGTCAGCCACGGTTGGCCTCCTGTTTGCGTGCTGCGATCCGCTGATCGAGGTATTCGGCGCGGGCGGCGGAGGCGATCGCGTCCGTGTCCACGAGCTCGTTGGCGAGGTGACGGTCGGTGGCTGCCTCCTGTGCGAACCAGCGGGCGAGGTAGAGGTTGCCGGTCACGAGGTGCTGAGCGCAGATCCTCTCATTGGATTCGGCTCGGTACTCGTGGCGGCGGATCTGGTCTTGGATGCTCATTTGTCTGTCCCCGGTCTGTTGAATCCCGTATGGGTACATACTATCCCGGTGCTCGTCAACAAGATCAAGGGTTCCGTCAACAGAGACGAAAACAGCCCCGGAATACCGGGGCTGTAGACGCGGAGGATGGGGGATTTGAACCCCCGCGACGAACCGCGTGATCTAGCGGTTTTAGCCCGGAATCACGGGGAAGTTGACACTACTCGACACGTGTGCATCACACCCGACGCGACGCCAGTTGTTGACGGCGTCAAAGCTCCATACGGGATTCAACATGCCGAACGGGATCGAATGAAGGTCTCCTGGAGGTTGCGAAACGGGGGGCGATCCGGGGGTGTGCACCCGGCGATTAGACAGACCTGTCTGTCCGGGACTAAAGTCACAAGGTTCCGCAAGGAAAGCCCAAGGATTCGATTAAAACCATCCCCTTCATGCATGATTGATCCCGTTGCCGAAGGTAACGAGATCTGTCACATTGGTCACGGGGCGTGTCGAACGCCACATGGGGAATCGGGGAAACATGAGCCTCTCGCTCGCACCAGCAGACGTCAATGGCGACGACAAAGAAGGACCGGGAGCGCTTGCCCCGATCCTTGCCATGACCATGCGTGAGCTATTCGAGATGGCGAACAGCATGGGAGTCAAGCTGTCCACCATCGTCTAGTCTGCGGATTCGCCGCCTTCGGCCTCTTCGCGTTCCACCCGGCGCTCGGCGCGCTCCACCAACTCGTGTGGGGTGACGCCGAGCGCTTTTGCTATCTCCATGAGCACCTGGAAGGGGATGTCTCGGGGCTCATTGGCTAGGTAGCGGCTCAGTGATGACTGCGCAATGCCAACCTCCCGCCCCAATGCCGACTGCGAGATGCGTTTGACTGCCATCTCAGCCCGGATCTCGGCAGCCAGAGCCGCCTGCGCACGCTCTCCATAAGTTCCCATAGCGGCATAGTAACTGGTTGTTTTGGGATGGGCAATGCCCCTCGGTAATAATTCCATCGAATTTACTTACGAAAATGTCCCATTTGGACTTGCGCCTATGCCGTACGGGATGGATCATCGTTACATGGTCTCAACCAACCCACCGAACGATGATCCATTCGGCCTCGGGGTAGCAATCACCACGCTCATGAACCAGCGGGACATCAGCAGGAACGCCCTCGCAGACGCAGCAGGCGTCCCCCGCTCAAGCTTCTACCGCAAGATCGACCAGCGCCCCGAGACCTTCACCGCACGCGAGCTCTTCGACATCGCCCGAGCGCTAAACGTACCGCTGTCAGAACTCCTAGACGCAGCATGAACAGCCTCGAAGACGAGCACTTCACCACCGATGAACTCGCTCTCAAGCTCAAAGTAAACACCGAGACGGTCCGCCGGCTCATCCGCAGCGGCAAACTCGCCGCCATCAAACTAGGCAACACCTACCGGGTGCCGGCCGCAGAATACGAGCGGTTCACCACCCCAGCGCCACGGCCCACAAAGCCCCGCACGCAACGAGACGCCATCCGCGAACTCATGCGCAGCGCCTAGCACCACCCCTTCCGCCCCTCGTCTGGGCAACCTTCACATTCAAAGTCCGTCGTCTGACGGCAGGCCCCGTCACGGGGGGCCGCAAAACGGAGATTACCCATGCCCAAAATCAAGTTCGTCGCCCTGAAGAAGACCGTCCAGCAGATGCATGCGGACTTCGGACGCCCCATCAGTTCTCGCGAGGCTCACAGCATCGCCCGTTCCGCGTGGCTGTCCCAGTTCGCGGAAGAGTTCGCGAACGCTGCTGAAGCGTACTCGCAGCACTACAGCGACACGACCGGCGAGGAAGCCACAGACAACGTCCTCATCCAGTACCTCATCCAGCACGGCAGCCTCACCGCAGCCTGAACAAGGAGCCCATCATGACTATCACGGATACGACGGAGGGGATTGCGCCTCTCCCTGTTGGTTACCAGGAACCAGCCGAGCAGACCGGATCCGACGACGAGGTTCGGCCGCTGTCCACGGTGTATGTGCCGGTTCGTGAGCGTGTGCACAGGAACTGCATCTACAAGCATCGAACTGGGGGCTGGATTACGGCTGCCCCTGTCGGCTCTAGACACTTTGGTGCGTTCGACCTCAAGCATCACCACACATTCGAGCAGGCGTTGGAGACGTTCCGTATCGAGTCCGCGCTTGCGAAGGCCAAGCAGGACGCCGCTGATACGAAGGCCCGCCTGTATAGGGGTGTGGCATGAGCGCGAATCCAGCGTTCAAGTACCCGTCGATCGTGGTGGGAACGCCGGTCAGGGTGGTGCGGTCGATCAATGGTGACCCTGAGTTCCTTGGTTCGGCTGGGCGGGTGACGGCGGTGTACGGGTTCGCTGGTATGCCCATCCAAGTCTGGTTCGAAGACCGCGAATATTCCGCCATGTTCGCGGAAGACGAGCTGGAGGTGGTCAAGTGAGCGCCGAGGTTGAGTGGGTGCCGATCGTGGACACCGCGACACGCTGGCCCGGGCTTCTCTGGTGGGACGCACGAGGGGAACTCGAGGAACGCCGGCAGAAGGCCAGCCATGACTGAGGCGCAGTTGTTGGCGCTGATAGACCACCTGACCGCTGAACGCGACGAGTTACGCCGCGACAAAGAACGCGCCCTACACACACTCCACCTCATGCGCGGAACCGGCGTCATCGACCTCCCCAAACTCGAACGAACCCTGAAAGGACAAACCCGATGAGCGCACCAAAGCAGTACCGCAAGAAGCCTGTCGACATCTTCGCTATCCAATGGGACGGCACAGATGAGACCAGCAAGGCAATACGGGACTGGGCTGAGCCCGCCGTCGCGGTCGTGGACACCGACCACATCCAGCACCTGTGGGACTTCAACGCTGGCTGTTACGTGATGCCGAGCGGCAAGACGATCTTCGCACCCTACAAAACCCGCTGCCAGATTGTCCTCACTCTTGAGGGAGAGATGGTGGCGAGCCCGGGCGACTTCATCATCCGGGGCGTTGACGGCGAGTTCTACCCATGCAAGCCGGACATCTTCGCGAAGACCTACGAAGAGGTGACCGCATGATCCTCGTCCATTTCATCATCCTGTGTGCGGCGATCTGGGCTGGCGGCACCCTGCTCTGCTGGCTCCCCTCACTCCCCGCCGTACACGACCTACTCACCATGCCCTGGGACGGAGACAACGAATGACCACCATCCAAAGCAAGTTCGGAGCCGAGTGGGAAGTCACCCAACGCGACGATGATTGGTTCCTGTTCGATCCGAAGAACTTCCCGCAGGCGTGTGCTTTCCTCCCCCGCGCCGAGGTGCTGGACTCGCTCGGAGCCGTGGACAAGGCCGAGCTAGCCGAGTCGCGGGAAGAACAGCTGGCCGACTGGGAGCGTGACCTGCTCGGTCCTCAGAACGCAGACGGGCGCTACTGGCACAGGCGCTCCATGGACAACCTAAAGAAGGCTGAGATCGCCACCAGCCGCGCCGAGGCCGCCGAGGCCAAGCTTGAAGAGCTTGACCTGAACCCATGGAAGGCGCGGGCGCAGAACTTTGAGGTCAAGCTCGCGGAGGCTGAGCGATCAGCGACCGAGCTTGCCCCGGAACGTGACGAACGTGTCATCGCATGGGAGTCCATCGTCAAGCACGAGGCGTTCCGGGTCTGCTTCAAGGAGGACCGCCCACTGCTGCACGCGATGCTAGACCGTCTCAGTTCGCTAGCGGAGGCTGAGGCCACCATCGAGCGGGTCAAGGTGTGGGCCGTTGACTACTTTGGGGCGCTCGACATCTCCGAAGGTCTCGACGCCGCCTTGACCCCACCCAAGCCGTTCGAGCTGCCCACCGAGGCGGGCGTCCGTTTCTACGCCACGAAGAACGGTGAAGAGGAACTGTTCACGACATACACGGACGGCGATGTGTGCGCCTACCGTGGCGCCGCTGGCTTTGAAACTGCCGTCAGCATCATGGCGAATGGCTGGACCGACCACCGACTGCTGGAGTCTCCCGATGCCTAAGCCTGCGGTCCTTGAGGAGTACACGCCGGCTGAGTGGTTGGACCTCGCGCTCGGGGTCATAGCCATGTACGCGGAGCGCTACGTCCCCTTCACGGCGGAAGACATCCGCCACCACCTAGACGAAACCCCGGCACACCCCAACGCATGGGGCGCAGCGTTCCGCACAGCACAAGCCAAAGGACTCATCACCCCAACCGGGTACACCACCAGCCAAACCCGCTCACGACGCAACGGAGTACACCGCGTCTGGGTCGGAATAGAGAGAAGGCACCGTGACAACTGAGTCCACACAGACAGGGCCCTCGCCAGTCGGCGGGGGCCTTCGTATTTACGAAGACCTCGAGCAGGGCACGGACGAGTGGTTGGCGGCCCGCTGTGGCATCGTCACCGCGAGCGTGATCGGGCAGCTCATCACAGCCAAGACGATCAAACCCGCCGCGAACGACTACTCGCGGGCACTCACACAGACGCTCGTGGCTGAACGCATCACCGGTCACGTCGAACCCGTCTACCCGTCACGGGCGATGGAGCGCGGCACCTTGGATGAACCATACGCACGCGACCACTACGCCGAACGGTACGCAGTTGACGTGGCACAGGTTGGGTTCATGGTACGCGAACTGAAGGCCGGGAAACTCGGATACAGCCCGGACGGTCTAGTGGGCGACGACGGTCTGATTGAGATCAAGTCCCGCGACCAGAAGAAACAACTAGCGACATTCCTGGCCGATGAAGTGCCCGCCGAGAACATGGCCCAGATCCAGACCGGCCTACTCGTCTCGGGCCGCGCATGGTGCGACTACATCTCGTGGTGCGGCGGGATGCCCATGTACGTGAAGCGCGTCCACCCAGACGAGCGCTGGCAGCAGGCAATCATCCTCGCGCTCGAAGCTTTCGAAGCCAACGCCGAAGACATGATCGCCACCTACACGGCAGCCACCAAGGGCCTCCCTACAACCGAACGAATCGACCACTTCGCAGACATGGAGGTGTTCTGACATGGAACCCAAGCCCATCGAGCTTTTCGTAAAGCAGGAGCTTGAACGGCTGCCCATCGGCTCTGTCGTCAAGGCCCACTGGCCGGACGGATCCCAACCCGACTACCTCGCGATGCGGGGCGAATCTGGTGCAGCTTCCACCGCTGGCGCTGGCATATTCGGCGGTCAACACTGGCTCGGGCTCGCGTCATGGGGCGCTGAGCTGACGATCCTGTTCGCAAACAACGACAAGGAGTCATGACATGGACCTGACCGAATCGATCGCCCCGAAGTCTGACCAGCTTGACGCGGTGGACCTTGTTAGCGGTCCTCGCACGTTCACGATTGAGAAGGTCACCAGGGGGAACGCTGAGCAGCCGTTCAACTTCCACCTTGCCGAGTTTCCCCGGGTCTGGCGCCCGGGTAAGTCGATGCGCCGTGTGATCGTGGCGGCGTGGGGGCCGGATGCCACGAAGTACGCGGGCCAGCGCGTGACCCTCTACTGTGACCCCACGGTCCAGTTCGGAGGCGAGCAAGTCGGTGGCACGCGCATCTCGCACATGACCGGCATCGACAAGCCGCTCAAGGTGCCCCTGCTCATCAAGCGCGGCAAGTCCGCAACGTTCACGGTCCAGCCGCTCACCGAGCAGCCGAAGCCCCAGCCGCAGCCCGAGCAGTTCTGGCTCGACCAAATCCCCGGCTGCAACGACCTGCGTGCCCTGTGGAACGAAGCCAAAGCGAACGGCGCCAGCGACAAGACACTCGCAGCCATCTTCGCCGCCGCACAGCCCACAACCGACTAACCCAACCTATAAATCAGCAGCCTGAATTTATAGGACCAAAACCCGACGCGGCCCCGACATGGCCGCTTTTTTCATGCCCAAGGACAACCAATGGCCGCCTACGTCCACAAACCCTCAAACGGGCTACTCACACCAGCCCAAAGAGCCAAGCACGCCCAGGAATTAGCCGCAACCATCGAACAGGCAAACCGCAAACTCCGCGAAACACTCAAAGAGTCAGCCGACCTAGCCGACACAATCCGGGCAGCAGAAGCACAGAACTCGCACCTCCGCGAAGTCCTCGCAGAACAAAACCGGCTAGCACGCTACGCCAGTCGCAAACACGCGGCGGAACTCGCCCTCAAATACCAGCACACGCAATACGGCGGGCGCGCCGGCCTCGAAGCAGCAGCCGCCGAGATAGCCGAATACAACGCCCGCAAACGAACCGGGAAAACCACCGCATGAAACGCCCGGACAACTGCCTCGAATGCGGCGTGCCCATCAAACCCGCACCACGATTCGGCTCACTCCCCCAAGGCGTCAGACGCCACGCAGCAAAAGGACTCTGCGTCCCCTGCTACGACAAACAAAAGAAACCCGCACCACAAGGCCTACGCCGCAAACGAGCAACCTACTGCATCGAATGCAAACACCCCATGCGGCCATCGCGAACCAAACTCGCAGACCACCCAGGCACCCGATGCCACCAAGGCAACGGCCTATGCAGCGGCTGCTACCGCAAACCCGACGCACCCAAACCAGACACCCCCCACGCGAAACCCATCACACCCGAACAACTTGACTACTACCGCGCCGGCCTCCACACCTACCTCACCAACCGGCGCCGACGCATCCAACGGCAAACACGCCTCCAACTACTGAAAGCAGCAAACTAATGGCCGAAACCACCTTCACCGGCAACCTCGGATCCGACGCCGAACTTCGCTTCTCGCAGTCCGGCCAGCCCGTCCTGAACTTCAACGTCTGCGATTCCAAGTCACGCAAGGACGACAACGGCAACTGGCAGACCATCGCTGAGCAGTGGTTCCGCGTTTCCGTCTGGGGGACCTACGCCGAGTACCTGGCCGAACACCTCGTCAGGGGAACCCGAGTTACCGTCTGGGGCGAGTTCTACCAGCGCGAATACGAGCACAACGGCGAGAAGCGCACCAGCCTCGACGTGAACGCACACGGCGTCCGCATCCTCCAGCAGAAACCCAAGCAGCAGCAGACGCGCCCAGCACACCAAGACGACCCATGGGCCGCGCAGCAGTCTGCTGCGCCGTTCTAGGAAAGGGAGCCCAAGATGACCCCTTTTGAGTCTGCGGCCACGTTGGCGCGTGACGCCCCACCCCGCACCTGTGCCCACTGTGGCACTCGCCTGAATGAGCGCGAGACCGGCGTCTGCGCCGACTGCGACGAAACCCCCAAGCACCGAGCACCCGAACCGGCGTGGATCTGCGAACGCTGCGGGAACCCCGACTCAGACGGCGCACCCCTCTGCTCGCCCTGCGACGACGCCGAATTCTGGGCCGCAAAGGCAGCCGCCGAAGACCGCGAGGGGAACGGGTGAGAGGCGTAGTCGATAAGTGCTGTTGGCTATGCGCCACACCGTCCGGGGTGTGCGCAACCAAGCACCAGTGTGACCACCACAAAGAAGCCGACCTCAGAGACGCAGCATCACACCGAACACCGTACGCAGACCCAACAGGCAACAAGGCGAGCAGCCGTGCTGACCGGGCACTCGAACGAAAGAAACGAAAGGGGAGCTAGTTGGCTTACGACCCGCGCCCCTTCATAGTGGTGACCAACGAACTGTTCCGTCACCCGAAGTTCACTGGGCTGCCGAGCGACAAAGCCAGGCTATGCCTGCTCGAGCTATGGGCGCACTGCAACGAATTCAAGACAGACGGCGTGATACCGAAACACGTCCTGAACGCGAAAGGGCCAGCAGTCGGTAAGGCGCTGATCGGCGCCGGATGGGTCGAAGCGACCCCAGACAAGGACACGTTCGTCATGCACGACTACCTCGATCACCAGAAGTCACGCGCCGAGCTCGAAGAACTACGGGAGAAGCGACGGGACTCGGCGGCCGAGGGGCTGCATATCCGCTGGCATGTGAAGCGGAACGAGTTCAAAGACAACTGCGAGTACTGCCGAGCCGAAGCCGGATAGCTCGATAGCAAACCGATAGCAAGTGCTATAGCAAATCCGTAGCAAACGGATAGCAAAGGCATAGCACCAATACCAGTACCAATACCTATCTCTATCTCACCTCTGTTTTTCAAGAGATCAATCACCTTCCAAACAAGTCGTCACCTAGGTAACGGGTGGCGATTTTTTGTTTGGAGGAAGGAAAATTCGATGAGCAAGAAGCTCTACCTCTACGACCGCGTGGACATCGTTTCGAGCGCATGGCACAAGGACGGCGGTCTCGTCATCATCACGGCTGGCGATCCTCAGGAAGCCTACGACCGCGAAGTGTTCGCCCCACTCGTCGATGAATCATGGAGCGGCGTCAAGGCGGACGATCAACACGCGTTGCCCGAGCCGACGCGAGTCATCAACCTGCCCGAATCGGAGGCGGACGCGGTCTACGTCTTCCCGGACTCGGGATGCTGCTGACCGAGCATCAGGCCCGAGCCCTTGCGTTTCTGTTGCATGAGGTTCGCGGTGATTGGCCAACAGCATCCCTGCTGACTCTGCTCGAGAAGCATCGTGAGGTGCCGAGCCTGGGTGCGTTGATCCTGGCGGCCACGACGAAGGCGCTTGACTCGTCGTGCCGCACCCCGGAGCCGATCTTCCGCACAGGCTCGCATTGGCCTGTCGAGGCACGTGACCAACTGCCCCGTGGCCCGCGCTGCAGGTCGCACCCGACGTTCTATGACCCGTGCCCGTCGTGCGCCGGCGACCGCAAAGCCGAACCCCAACCCGACCCGTATCAAGACCTGCCCGCGGACCCCCGCTGGCTCAAGGAGACAACATGACCACCAACGACGCGACCCTGACCGACGCCCTCAACGCGTTCTGCAAGCGGCTCGTGGAAGGCCACCCATCGCTACCGACCGGGCAGTCGTGGGACGCGACCGACCTCGACACGCAGAACAAGATCAAAACGAACTTCCTCGGCCCACTCCACGCCGCCGCTCAGGTCCTCACCAAGCCGCGCCAAGTGACCAGCGTGGACGAGCTCGATGCGCTGGCAGTCGGGAGCGTCGTGCTGGACAGTCGGGGCAACGCATTCCAACGCGTCTACCTTGACGAGCCCGTAGACCTCAACTGGTACTCCGTAGGCGTGCGCTGGGGCGTCACAGCAGCAGAAGTCAGCTTCCCCGCGATGGTCCTGCATGAGGGCGGATCGGATGTCTGAGCGCGAGGAGTTGGCCCGTCTGATCGCGAACCAGTTGGACCGCCTGTTCCTGAACCGGGAACTCGAACCCGCACACCAGGACTACCAACTAGCCGACGCACTACTCGCGGCCGGGTGGAGGAAACCAGTGCGGACGGTCACCAGCTTTGAGGAACTGGACGCGCTTGGCTATGGGTTCGTGGTCCGTGACGACTACGGGATCGTCTACGCGAAGCCATTCAACAACGGGAACTTCTGGCTGATGGTTGGGGATCACGAGCATCACCCCGCGGAGCACATCCTGCTTCCCGCGACCGTCCTGCACGAAGGCGAGCCGTCGTGACCCGCCGCTATCAGGACACGGCGGAGGAGTCGTTGGAGAAGAATGTCCGGAAGCTGGAGCGCCGCCGCGACCACCTCCAATCACGCAACCCAACCGGGTACGCCCTCGGGGAAGCCAACGCCCCTCGACTTCGCCATAACCCTCATCGAAGAGTTCTGGGACGAAGCCATAGACCTCATCGAACAACGACGGAAAGACAGGCAATGAACGACGCGCCCATGCCAAAGGAACTGAAGATCATACGCCGAGAACGCAATCGGCTCTGGAAGAAGTATTCGCGCTTGGTGAGGGGCGGCTACAGCGCACTGCCGAGGAACGTACTCGACGCGATCCGCGAACTCGATGCCCGCGAAGAAAAGCTCACCGAGGTGGCGGAACTGTTCGCCCCGGTCCTTGCCCGCCTCGACGCGCACCCGACCATCACCACCACCTACGGAAACGCCGCCGCACTCATCCGCACCGCACTGGAGGGGAAATGAGCCACCTAGACCTGACCGAGGCAATTGAGGCAGGGGTGCGCGAGATGATCCTCGCCGCGGGTGAAGACCCGGACGAGCATGAGTTCTGTGAGATGGATGTGGACGGCATGCGCGAAGAGTCGCAGGCCATCCTCGCCGCCACTCTCCCCCACATCCTCGAGGCTCTGGCAAATGAGGCATACGCAACGGGTCTCGTGATCGACGGATACAACCAAATGATCCCCACCGCTCAGTGGCTCCGACGCAAGGCCGAGGAGGTGCGCGGGTGAGGTTCACACCGCGCACGTACCGGGAGGCGTTCAGGCGGGCGCACAGGCTCGCACTGGAGAACATCACCAACCCGCACACCTGGGCACACCACCACCGAACCTCATGGCTCATCTACCAACGCGCACGACGGAAAGGGATCCCAATCAGATGACCCGCACGAGAGCCTCAGCAAGGGCCGCAGGAGCGCGTTTCGAACGCCAAGTGGCTGATTACCTCAACGAGCACTACGACGACCGCATAGACCGGCGTGTGAAGACCGGGGCGCGGGATTGTGGTGACATCGGCGGACTGCGCACGAGAGACGGCCGGCGACTCGTCATCGAACTCAAAAACACCGCCCGAACAGACCTCGCAGGATGGGCTACCGAACTCGCCCAAGAGATCGAAAACGACGGGGCCTTGACCGGTGCCGTCATCCACAAACGGCATGGGGTTTCGGATCCAGCACAGCAATGGGTCTCAATGACCCTCGAACAACTCCTCTGGCTCCTGAAAGGCGAACGATGACCTTCTACGGCAAGCAACCCGAGTCCCAGCCAGCAGACGAGCCAAAGACTAAGCGATTCGTCTACAAACTCGGCCCCGACGACTACGAGGAAGTCCGAGCGCACGCCGTGTACTTCTACGAATCCGGGCACATCGGCTTCTGGAACAACCGCACCGCAAACAGCGCCGGCCAACTAGTCCTCGCCATCAAAGCACTCGCCGTCTGGGAGGAACCCGAATGAGCAACAGTGCCTTCGCCTCATCCGAACGCCGCTGGCTCGAACAACGCGAACGCGAAGACGACGAACAGGAGGAACGTTGAGCCTCATCGAATGCACCACCCCGAAGTGCGGCAACCAGACAGCAACCTACCTCTGCCACCAATGCGTGTCCGACCTGCAAGCGAACCTGGACAAACTCGCGATCTACCTCCCAGACCTTGACGTGACGATCGCCCGGCTCGACAACGTACGCCCACAAGGCGGCGGCGGAACCAAATCAACCGGATCCGCAGCACCAGCCAACCTCGACGCCGTACAAATGAAAATCAACCTGCTCATGGCACTCCAACACGACGCCGAGCAATACGCACTCATGCCAGACGCAGGCCAACAAGCATGGCTCATAGCAGAATGGGAACGCACCACCGAACTACTGCTATCCGGCCCCGTCGCAGTCGTAGTAGACGACAAAGCCAACCTGCAAAGACTCCAAGACATCCAACGCGACCCCATGCCAGGGAAAGCCATCATCGAATGGCTCAAAGACAAAGCCCGCATCATCGTCACCCACAAAGACCTCAACAACTGGGTGGAACGCGGCAAACTCCGAGTCCACGGATTCCAAAGCAACGGCAAACGAGGACGACCAGAACGAACCTTTGACCCAATCGAAGTACTCGAAGCACGACACGCGACACGCCGCGAATTTGACCGAATCACACCCATGTGATTTAATCCTCAGGTGGGCGTAATTGGCGTCCCCGACAGCTCCGAAGCCCATGAGGCCTCGGGGCTTTTTTGTTGCGATGGTGCAGGCCCGTGCTTTCGGCAACGAAGCACGGGCAACCACGCACCCCACAAACGTCCGCCCGGAAGTCATTGCACCGCTTGCAGCCCGGGCGGCGGATAGCGGACATTCGCCCCTTCACCGCTAGCACAAAGAAGCGGCCCTAGGTTTCCCACACTTCGGGTGGGTGGTTCGTTCCCGGCGAAGCGGGACCGAAACCGCACCCACCCACCCGAACGATAACCAGGAGGTCGCGTGGCACGCTGTGCACATCGTCACCCGATCGACCCCGACACAGGCAAATGCAAATACCGGCACCGCGAAGCCGCGGCCGTCATCAAAGTCGCCAAACGAGCCAGTGACGCACGAATCCTCACCATCGACATCGAACGGCTCCCCGGCCTCGCACGAGTCTTCGACGCACGCACCGAATACATCCGCCCCGACATGTGGGTCCAACGGCCGCAAACAATCTGCTTCGCCGCACGCTGGTACGGCAACCGCGAACCCATCTTCCACTCAGTGTGGGACGACGAAGCCGCCATGATCCAAGCATCCTGGGACCTCTACGACGAAGCCGACGCAGTAGTCACCTACAACGGCATCCGCTTCGACAACACCCACCTACGCACACTCTGGTTCGAACACGGCCTCCCCATGCCGCGCCCATGGAAAGACATCGACCTCATCCGAACCTCAAAAACATTCGGATTCGAATCGAAGTCACTCGACTACGTACTCAAATCACTCGGCGCACCCGGCAAAGTCGACAAATACGACCCACACGTCGCCCAAGCCGCAGTAAACGGCGACACCACCGCCCAGAAACGCCTACGCCGCTACAACATCGGTGACGTAGAACGCACCGAATACCTCTACGACAGGTTCCGCGGCTGGATCCCAAACCACCCGCACCTCGGCGTACCAACAGACGCCAAAACCTGCAACCAATGCGGATCCACAGACCTCAAACTCCAACCCAGCCGATACCGCGCCGTCGTCATCGACTACGCACTCATGCGATGCAACAACTGCGGCGCCAACATCCGCGCCGGCTGGCACGCACGAGCAGCCACAACACGCGGCGTCAAATAACCCAAGGAGCCACATCTTGGCCTACTGGTCCTATCTCCTTACAGCAGTAGGCGTATTCGGGCTCTACCTATCCGGCAAGAAAGTCCGATGGGGCTGGGCGATCGGGCTCGGCGCGCAATTGCTATGGCTCGCATACGCAATCGCCACCCAACAGTGGGGATTCCTGCTCTCAGCATTCGCATACGGCTGGGTCTATAGCAAGAACTTCATTGCTTGGACCAGGGACCGCTAAACGAACGATTCTGACCTAGGAGGCCGCATGGACGACCTCACGGGAAGAATCGGGTTAGTCCAAGGCGGGCAAGACTTCTGGGCGCGAGCGATCGTGGCGGCAACAGGCTCACCCTTCCACCACGTCATCGTGGCGACGGACAACGAACACTGCATGTCCGCCGACTGGCCCACCGCCCAACTCGTCCCACTCAAGCAATTTGCTGGACAGATCACATGGCTAGACGTTGACGCCACCGACAAGCAACGACGAGACGCAGCATGGCACGCCCTCGCCCTCGACGGAACACCATACAACCGCGTCTCATTCGCTTTGGCTGGCGCACACGCAATCGGGATCCCAACACCACGAGCACTCAGCACATGGGTCAGACGGTACGGCGACGACTGCGTGATGCTCGCCTGCGCCGTGTACGCAGCAGTCGGCATCCACCTACTCGACGACCCAGTCACCGCATCACCCGGCGACCTCGCCAAAGTAGGCAAACTGCAACCACACACACCCGATGCCGACAGCACCACTCAAACCCTGTAGCGTCGCTGGCTGCCCCGAGCTCGTCAAAACCGGACGCTGCGACGAACACAGACAACAAGCAGAACAACGACGCGGCACAGCAACACAACGCGGCTACCGAACCACCGGACACAAACACTTCCGAGAGATGGTCCTAGCACGCCAACCAATCTGCGTGATATGCAGAGTCAAACCATCAACCGACGCCGACCACTACCCGTTGAGTCGCAAGCAGTTGATCGACATCGGATGCAACCCCAACGATCCCGTATACGGACGGGGCCTCTGCCACACATGCCACAGCCAAGCCACAGCGCAACACCAACCCGGAGGCTGGCATGCCCAACGCTGACACACGCACCAACACGCACAGCCACGACCATGGGACGGTCATCGCACACGTCACACGAGGCGAACACATCATCCCTCGAGCCTCAGCACACGCACTGACCCACCCCCACGACGACACCCACCCCCGGGGGGAGACCCCCTGAGGCGACCCCAGAACACCGCCGGTGAGGTCGTCTCGTCCCGCCGCGAATTCGACGGTTCTTGTGGAGAGCGGTTCTCTCGCTTCTTAGGAGGCCCGATGGCGACGCCTGGACCGAAACCGAAGCCGGCGCTTCAGGTTGTCCGTGAGGGTAATCCGGGGAAGCGGCCGGTGAAGGATTCGGCTAAGTTCAACCCTTCGGATTTGGTCGAGCCTGACTGGGCTGAGTGGTTTCCTGAGGGTTCTGGGGTCTATGAGGAAAATACCAAGGCCCGGGAGGTCTGTCACGGGCTTTGGGTGAAGCTGGCGCCGTCTCTGTCCCGCACTGTGGGGCTGGTGGGTGAGCAGCAGGAGACGCTGATCGAGTATTGCGTGACTTATGCCCGGATCCGTCAGGGTGAGCGGGCGATTTCCATTGAAGGCATGGTCGTTATGACCGAGCGCGGGCAAGTGAAGAATGCTTGGACGGCTCCCCTGAACCAATACCGGTCGCACCTTAGGGCTTTGATCGGTGAGCTCGGCTTGTCGCCTTCGGCGGCGACACGGCTGGGTGACCGCGGCAACGACGACGAGGATGACCCGTTCGACTGAGCCGCTGAACGGGAGGCGGCATGGCGCGGAAGCAGTGGACGCCTCATAACCTCCCTGTGCCTCATGATGCTTTGCTTGAGCTTGGTCTGACTGATGAGGATATTCAGGAGGCCATTGATCGGGCGCCGCTGACGGTTGCGTTCCAGGCTGACCAGCATGAGGGCGCTTGGTTCGATGTTGAGCGTGCTTCTAAGGCTTTGAATGCTCTGGCTGCGTTCAAGCATACGAAGGGCCGTTGGGCTGGGGTGCCGATGTGCATCGGCCGCGGCCTGGACTCGTGGCAGGTCGTTTGGGTGCTTGCCCCGGTGTTCGGGTGGGTGTGGCATAACCCGGAGATTGACCGGGTTGTCCGGGTCATCCGTGACGTGTGGATTGAGATTCCGCGTAAGAACGGCAAGAGCACGTTCGCGTCCGGTGTGGCTGGGATCCTGTTGCTCGCTGACGGCGAGATGGGTGCTGAGGTTTACAACGCGGCTGGTTCAACGACTCAGGCTGGCCGCGTATTCGAGGACGCGAAGCGCATGCTGATGACTTCGCCGGCCGCCCGTAAGCGGATTGAGCCGCTGAAGGAAGTTGTGCGTGTCCCGAAGACGGGCGGGATCCTTAGGGTTCTCTCGAGGGTTGCTGAGACGGCGCACGGTTTGAACGTGTCTGGTGCAACGATCGATGAGGTTCATACGCTGAGGAATCAGCGGAAGCTTGTTGAGGCGATCGAGACGGGTGTTGGTGCCCGTGACCAGCCGCTCATCATGTACATCACGACCGCTGATGAGGCGGAAGAGGGCACGATCTACGACGAGAAGCATTCTCTCGTTGAGAACTGTGCGAATGGTGTGGTGAAGAACCCGACTCAGTATGGC